AAATTAAAAGAAAATTAAAACTTAAAACTGAAAAAAAATGAAAACAACACTAGGAGGAGAGCGCTTAGGCGCAGGAGGAAAACAAGTCTATTCAGACAAAACATACGACAGGTCTACACACGATCTAAGTTATGTATTTAGAACAAGCGCAGCAGCAGGAACACTAATCCCATTTATGAGTGAAGTAGGATTACCTGGTGATTCTTGGGATATCGACCTAGAATGTGAAGTAATGACACTTCCAACCATTGGTCCACTATTCGGAAGCTATAAAGTACAGTTAGACATTTTTGAAGTACCGATTAGACTATACCAAGCAAGACTACATATGAACGCCTTAAATATTGGTATGAATATGAGCCAAATCAAACTTCCACAAATGCAACTAAAGGCGAGTTATACATCATCACACGGAGCAGCAACACAAGTACACCCATCAAGTATATTTAGTTACTTAAATATTCGAGGACTAGGAACAAACTTCCCAGGGCAAACAGTGGATATAGTGAGGGAATTTAACGCAGTTCCATACATTGCTTATTATGATATCTTTAAACAGTATTATTCAAACAAGCAGGAAACGAACGCATATGTAGTACACAATCCAATGACACAGGCAACAACAGCAACTGTTACGGATGTAAACTTATATAATGCTACAACAAACCAATTCTTAGGTTCATTAAACGGAGGAGGCGTAACAGGAATCGCATCAGCAACAGAACTACGATGTGTAGTAACAGTATTGCTGCCAGCAGAATTCGCAGGAAGTAAACCCGATTTTAACTTTGACGCAAATTTCTTTAGTACAAACCTAGGAGCAAGAACACCGAACCAAATGTTCGGGATTATTAATGTTACTTATGGAGGTTCTGTAGGTGGAGGTTCAAACGTAACATACGCAACTATTGTAATGAGTGGATACAATCCAAGCACACGACCAACAGCGTACAATGCAATTAGTCCATTGACATTAGCTATTAGTAGTAGAAGCCTGTTAAATAACAAACCTCAATTAGTAGCATTTCCACTAGCAAACATTGATAGTATGAGGGCTAACATCCTAGCAGCAGTAAATCAACAAGGAGCATTTCAAATAACAGCAGCGGGAACAACGCCAACACCTTACAGTCTCAGCTTAATTAAAGGTACAGGCGGATACAGTATGACATCATCACAACAAGGATTAGTAGTAAAAACATATCAATCAGACCTATTCAACAATTGGATCCAAACGGAATGGATTACAGGTACAAACGGAGTTAATGAAGTAACACGAGTAAGTACAGTAGGGAATAGCTTTACTATTGATGCACTAAACCTAGCAAGTAAAGTATATACAATGCTTAACCGTATTGTAATTAGTGGTGGTACTTATGATGACTGGCTAGATGCAGTATACACACACGAAAGAGCTCGAAGCGTAGAAAATCCAATCTACCACGGGTCATTGATTCGTGAACTAGCATTCGAGGAAGTAATTAATACCAGCGCACAACCAGAACAACCACTTGGAACACTTGCAGGACGTGGAAGAATGACAGGAAAAAATAAGGGTGGAAAAGTAAGGATTAAATGTAATGAACCTTGCTATATTATGGGAATCGTTAGCTTAACACCTCGAATTGATTACTCACAGGGTAACCAATGGGATACGAACTTAAAGACAATGAATGACTTCCACAAACCAGCGTTAGACGCAATCGGATATCAGGATTTAATTACAGACCAAATGGCCTATTTTGACACAGTAGTACAAGAAGTAGCACCAGGAAATTTCGTAACTCAATTTAAGTCAGCAGGTAAACAACCAGCATGGGTAAATTATATGACAAACACCAACCGATGCCGAGGAAACTTTGCAATGGAAGATAGAGAAATGTTTATGACACTAAACAGAAGGTACGAACAAGCATTCACAATTAGCGGAGTACCAAACGGAGTTAAAGACATTACAACATATATAGACCCGAGCAAGTTCAATAACGTATTCGCAGAAACACAACTAGATAGCCAAAATTTCTGGATCCAAATTGGAAATAACGTAACGTGCCGTCGTAAAATGAGTGCTAAAGTAATCCCAAACCTGTAAAATGTATAAAATACCATATTATGATTCAACTTCCTTAGAGGGAGAAGAACGAGTAGAAGGCGAAACAATCGAAACAAAAATGGAACGCATTATTCAAAATAATGAACCCATCGAAGACGGAGCGCCTATTATTCATACAGAACGTAAAGAAGGAGTAATTGCAGCATACAACATTAGAACAGACCGATTCGAAATTGCAGCAGACGCAATGGATAAAGTCGCAGC